TGCTGCACTGCTAACTACTTCCCGGTTTTCTCCAGGCACAAGCCCATCACCTTCATTTCCTACCCTAAGGGGCTACCATCACGTCTCGCTCGCTTGTGGGGGTAGCAATTTCACTGTAGGGGCTTTCAGCTCCGAAGAACGGTAAGATTGGTTTCATGGGGCGTATCGCTCCGTAGGTGGAGACACTTTACTCCATAATTTTGAAAAGTAAAGCCCAAAATGGGGGGCAAAAAAGGAAAATTCCCCCAAAATTGGAAAAAGTCAACTACCCTGACTCTAAACGGTCTTAGCTTGTCATTTCAAATTTCGTGTCTGGACTAACCGATGGTCGGCATTTCACACCGACCGACACGAAGACAAACTCAAAAAACAATAATAGGCAGGTTGATGGTTACCTAACTATATTATAATTTTAAATTTTTTTAACAGTTAGTACTATGGCTCGCATTCATCCCTTATTTTGAAGGGGTTTGGTCGTTTTTAACTTTCGCTAAACGACCAAACTTTTTAAGAAAGTAGGGGTTTTCGGCTCCAAAGAACGGTAAAGCACAAAGTAGAAAAAATGGAGACCCGGCAAAGCCGGTTCTCCTGTGGTTTGTTCCAATCAGAACTTAGAAAAGGCGTTGGTTACAAACCGTAACAGCAGCGACGTATGCCTCGGAACGGGCGTTGCAAAGGCGGTTAGGCTTTGAACAGGATACCCGGAACAGACGATTAGTTGTACAAATATAAACTTTGTTACCTTCCGTGTCCACTTTCTTCAAACACTTGAAGTGGCGATACTTAGTGCCGTCATTACGGGTGCCAACACAGCGGTTCCCCGGTAGAGGCGGCAAGGTTGCCAGCATGTCTTCGATAGTTTCCATAAATATCTCCGTTAACGGAATAGGACTATAGCGAAGGTATCTAGCAGTATTAACTATTATTTCATTATCGCTCGGATGTCCTCTAAAGCCAACTCACGATTCCTTTCCACGACCTTCAGGTTGTTTGGATTACGACGACAAATCTCTGTAATCGTGCATTCCCCTTCGTGATAAACAAAGCTGTTTCCGGCGATGGCTTGTTTGTAACCGTGCTTTCGCATCCGATAAGCAAATTCCTCGTCCTCGTACCCGCACAAGGGGTAAGACTTGATCGGCCCGCCCACATGCTTAAACAAATCTCTATGGCACATGAAGCAGTACATCGACAAGTGGGTATCATCCAGAATGATCGTGTCGGCCTTTTTCGGCTCCAGAACACCCTTCTGGCGTTCGTCCCCGCCCAAGGGATTGTTTGTCTTCGGTGCGACCATTCGCACCCCCTTGTCCTTCAGTGTCAAGAGCGGATAAGCCATACTCGTTAACCAATTCAAGTCGTCCACCACACAGTCCGACTGAATGACCACAACCCAGGGGTTTTCTGTGTTTTCCAGCCCGGCCCGGATCGCCCCGCCAAACCCCTTTTGTTCGTTACACCGCAGACACTTAATTGTCTTCAGTGAATTCAAATCATTAATGAATTGCTCGTTCGGCGAATGGTCGTCCACCAAGCAAATCTGGTACGGGTTACTGTAAGTGTTGCGGAAGATGCTCTCTAATAAGCGTCGTACCTTGTCGTACTGTCCGTGAAACGGAATGATGATGTCCACGGCAGAAAAAAAGTCCCGCCGCTTAATCGGTCGGGCTTCATGTACCTTCGGCATTAAATCTCCTCAGAGAACTGGTCAAACCACTTTTTCAACACCACATCCACTTCGCCTGGGTTGGAGTGGAAGTAAACGAGTGACGAGGTTTGAGCGGCATACTCGGCAAGTTTAGTCTTGTCATACTTGTTGCCGACGCCGATCACCAAAATCTTACACTCCAAATCCTCTTTATCGTTCAACAAAATGACCTTTTTCAAGCTAATTAGGTCATTCGACAAGAAGCTGTCCGTTATCAGGATCAACGCTTTGTCAACGTAGCTGTCACCCCGAGCAGCGACGTATAAAGTTTGCTTCAGTGCAAACCCCAGGTCGAAATTGAACCCGTCCGTCTCGAAGTTGCCCAGAGCGGCTGTCTTCTCGCCCTGCGAGTACACAGAGTCAAGAAGCTGTGGATGGTACAAGTAAAAACCGTCTTCGCTCTCCGTTTTACAGACGAACCGAACCAGGGACTTACGCACTTCGTCCACCACACGCCTACCCTCATGTTCACGAGAAGATAGGTGGAGTACGAGTCCAATATTTTTAGTTTTCATTGCGTCCCTTTCGTTTGTTGCGATGTTTGACTCGGATCGGGTTGTTGAAATCTTTCAGGGGGTGGAGAAGCGAGGCATTCGGGAAGTCCTCGGCCTCCGTCAGTTCCGGGCGGAACCGACAGGGGAAATATTCGTAACTGCCATGCCATCGACCCGGTGTGTAAGTGGCGAAAACCCCGATGTTACCGCCCATTTCTCGGGCCAGTGTCGGATACATGTGTTCAGAAACGTCGTATCCGTCGTACCCCGGCATAAATCCCTGAGAGAACGAGTTGGTGGCTGCGATGAATCGGTCTAATAAATTAATTTCTCGCAGTCGGTCGATGAATTTACGGCTGAAGAAAAGCATGCAGCCAAGAAGGTAATACCCCTTAGTTATCTTCTTACCGATGATGGCTTCGACGATAGGAATCCTCACTTCGTTTACCGCTCCGTCATTTCCCAACATCCAAATGTTCTGATCGTCAGCCATCTGGAGGTTATATTTAAAACGGTCGGACGCAACCAGGGCGTCGTAATCCATGTAACAATACCAGTCCGAATCGTACATCTCGGTCAGGTTTTTTAACCCAAGGGCAACGTTTCGGTAAGGGGCACGGGGATAACCATGTTTGAAGCCTTTAATGTATGGTACAGGCAGTTTAACGTCGGAGAAATTGTTGCTGCTGGCACCGTCAATGACCAAGAGAATGTCTTTGGTCATGTGGGCTTGAATCGACTCCACCGTGTCCAGCACCAAATTAGGATTGGCGTGAATATTTAAAAATGTTGCTACTCTCATAGTTACACTCAGGAAATAGAATAATATAGTAAGAGGTGAAAATGGCTGACAAAACAAAAGTCAACTTACTCATGGATAAGTTAGCACAAGTATTCCAAGAACTGAAAACCGCACTGAACGATGAACCCGCAACACCCGTTGTGGCTCAGTCTGCCCCGACTGCTCAACCGGAGTTAAACAATTTTGACCGGCTCCGGCAAGCCCTCGAAACAGACCGTTGGCCGGAGGCTGTCAACAAGAACCTCGTGTGCGATCCGAACTCCGAGATTGACAAGATGGAACGTGGGCGTGGGATTGTTGAACTTCTAGTAGAGGACAATTTGAGCGGACTGAAATTCCTTGACTACGGCTGTGGCGAAGGGTACTCCGCATTCTACGCTTCCGAAAAGAACCCAACTATCTCTGTCGGTTACGACATTAAAGAACAAAACTGGAAACACTTCCAAAGCAAACCGAACCTATTGTTAACTAATGACAGAAAAGCAGTCGCAGGCAACGGTCCTTACGATGTCATCCTGATGTTTGACGTAATCGACCACCTGGACGGTGCTACCCCGGTGGAAATTCTTGCAGACGCCGCCAGCCTACTCTCGCCGACCGGCAAAATTTACATGCGGACACACCCTTACACCTCTCGCCACGCTACGCACCTGTACCACAATCTTAACAAGGCATTCGTACACTTAGTCTTCACTGAAGATGAGCTAAAACAAATCGTCCCGGACACAAAGCACGTTGAAAAGAACTTAGGCGTAACCACCCCAATACTGTCTTACGGCAAATGGATCGAAGAAGCCAAACTTACCGTCGTTCATAGACGAGAAATCAAAGACAAGGTTGAGAATTTCTTCAAAATCCCGCAAATCGCCGAACGGATCATGAAAAACACCAAAATGACTTCGTTCCCTGAGTTTCAGTTATCAATACAATTCATCGATTTTATACTAAAAAAATCCTAACAAATATATTAAGAAATTAGTTCATGACTTCGTGGAATCTCTCAAAAAGGCATAAAAGTCGCTGGCAGAACGCTCCTCAAAATCACCCGTGTTTTCGAAATACCGAACAGGGCACCTGAGTCTGGGGTAATCAACCCCACGATACCATTTATCAAACATCGGCCGGTGCTGATCGGGGTCACTAACCTCGACTCGGTACTGGGCGATGATTTTTTCGTAAGGGGCGTAGAGAACGTACACTGTCGTCTCTGGTGGAAAATAAAGACCAGTCGGATCACTCAAGTGCCAACCATCCAGGGTAAAATTTGTATTACAAAACCAACTAACGTGAGCCATTGCTTCACTGATAGGAAGCCCGAAAGTCTCGATTTGATGCCATGGAAAGAGAGCGTCAAAACAAACGTAACGGTTGGGCAGCAATTTGGCGAAAGTGGTTTTGCCCACGCAACTTTGACCAAAAATAATGATTTTATCACTGTGCGGCGAGACGTTTAATACTTTCATCCCAATCTACCTTATATCACTCAGTACTATTTTTTTTTTAACCGACTGTATACCACACCTTTTTCAATTGTTCAAAAACACCATGCTGGTAGCTTTAATATCTTATTTTTTGAAAAAATCCAGAATATTATGATGCATTTAGGATGATTACTATTGTAACTGTTAATTTCCACAGCAACGACTTCCTTGAGCTTCTTCGAGAGTCCATCGACAGGTTTAGTGTAACAAGTCCTCAATTTCTTGTCATCGACAATACCATAGAAAACAAGGGGCATGGCGAAGCCATGAACCTCGGCGCAGCCCAGGTAACAACAGACTACACGATGTTTGTTGATGTTGATACCCACTTTACGCTCAACGCCTGGGATGAAATGCTACTCACCGCTATTGAAAACTGCGAAGCTATCTTCGGGCGAGGCGTTCCCGTAAAGCCCGTCCGTCCTGCCTGCATGTTCATGCAGTCTTCAGTCGCAAAAAACTACGATTGGAGTGCAACCCCGGGCTACAGAGGGCACCGGGTCACACCTGACGGTTTCGATGTGGGTGTAAAAGCATACTGTAACATTGTGAATGACGGCAAGAAGCATGCCTTCTTCGAGACGATTCCGAACCGTTATGGGACAGCCAACGGAGAAGAATTCTGTTGGCAAGGCGTTCCGTTCATTTATCATCATTGGCACGGAACACATTTGGCAGCCCGGCAGACCGACTTTCCGTCAGTGGACTTACTGGCGGACAAGAAGAAACTTTTTGACTCAATTCCTTGGCGGTATCTTTAACGAATTTACGAGTTAGTTCGCTTTGTAATGCGTAATACTCTGCGTAAGTCAGCGGCATATTCCACTTCAGCAAGTAATAAATAAAATTGTATAGAGACAATTTGATGAGTTCTTTGTCTGACAACACCTTCTCGTCATGTTGCTTATTGTGATGGTAGTGGAATTCGTTGACCTTCGTGTCAACGAATTTACAACCGCCCACTTTCGCCGTCATGTGGAAATCCGTGTCGGCGAACGCACCGTGTCCACAATACCAGGGATCAACCCCGTTGAGGCGATAAAAGGTGGATTTAGTGAAGGCGGTGTTTCCTGACATGACGTTTTTGCCCGGTCCAGGCGGGGGATCGGCGAAACGAGGTTCATAACGGAATGCCGCCAGAGATCGCTCGTCGAGCAAGAAATCATCTCGTGGCAATAAATCCTGTAAGACCTGTAAAGACATGTCTTTAAGTACGAAATAATGATGAGAAGAAAAAATAAATACGTCGTCCGAGATCAGTTTTTTGATTAACGATAGGTACTCCGGGGGTAGAAGCCGGTCGGAATCTAAATACCAGACGATATCATGTTTGGCGGTTGCTACGCCAGCCTCCCACATGTTCGACCAGGAGAACTTGCCGTTAATACGGGGGACAACAATAGGAGTGAAATCACGAGGAACGAGCCTTGGTTTGCCATCACAAACTAAAACTTTTTGACAATTTTCGTATCCTTGCATAGCTTCGAGGCAACGGATCGTGTAGTCTAGCTGAATTTCACGGTCCGGTGAGAACATAATAAATATTGAAACCATAGATAAACCATGCTCACGTTCAAAAATTTCATGATGGTCGAAAGCGGTTGGTTCGGAGGAAGAACCCAATATGCCCACGGCACGGGTCAAAATTTTTCGATGGGCAGGGACATGTTGTACAACCGACAGTACACTTCCAGAATGTACTCGCCAAAGCTGCCCATTGGCGTTGACTTCGATACGTGGTTACACCAAAAAATAAGTAACATAACAAAATTCTTGGATTTCTTATACCACCGTTATCAGGACAATGACCTTGTGGTGGTCAACAAACGGCTTTGTATAGCGTCATCCGAGATAGAACACTGGGATAAACAAATAGTAAAAAAGCTCATAAATAATGGCGTGCTGGTACAAATGCCGTCTCAGAATGTGATGTGTCGATGGTTAGAGCGTGACCTATCAAACTTCATTCCGAGCTTCAAGCATCACCAGCCGGTGATAATGAAAGATGGCGCAACTAAAGTCAAGAGCATGTTTTTTACCACAGAAGAAACGTTGAGCCGTCTTGTACAGAACCCGGAAATGTCCGCAGAATTGAAAAAGTGGATCGCACACGGATGGATGGCTCAGAAAGCTATGCCGCTCACAGGGATCATATTTTACGCTATAGACACGATACGTATTGTTCTCCTTATGCAGCGGCAAAAAGACATCTTCGGTGCCATGAATATAGCAAAGAAAATAGGCAACCTAGCGTCTCAACCTGGAGCGTATCAAGCCAACCCAAACTCTAACGTCAGATATTAAATATAAAAATGATAACCTTTAAAGAATTCATAAAAGAACAAGATGAAAACCCGTATCAGACATTTCTGAAGATGCGTCATGGGTTGGGTTGGGGTGATCTAAAACAAGCCCCGAAGGGAACCGCTACGGCTGTAGCAGATGCGGAGACGACATTACCGACTCGTACCATGACTCGCAACCCTTTGGAAATAAAACTGTCCAATGAAGTCCAAGCCGGGCACAAAATGGGCAGTATAGTTCCTCGGTCTGTCATTGCACGCATGACGGCAAACAACCCGGAAGATATCCGTTCGTTTATTGCCCCTGACCGGCTCAAAGCCGGTCAGATTTACCCGTTCATTCAACAGCGTCAAGCAGGTCGAGATGTCGGTGGCATCGTATACAACCAAATGTTCCCGCTACACAGCTTACTCCGGCTCCTCAACCTTCACTGATCTTTAGAGCCGAAAGCCCCTATCTTCGAACGGAGCGAGAAAGTAAGACAGCCATGTCACATACCGCAGGGCAAGCCCTGCGGCTTGGATTGATCCAAGAAATGTTCTTGAACCAACCGCATAGAAGAAGTTTGTTGAATCTTATTCAGGGCAAGCCTTGTCGGATCGGTACTCCGACCCGACAACCGCAAGCGACTGCGGTTTCCGCCGCCCGTTTTATGACAAACTCTTAAAAAAAAGTTAATGCTATAATACAGTTGGGTAAACATCAATCTAAATATTGCCGTCTATCAAATCTGTTTCCGGATTCCAGATTTTCTGGCACGTCGGAAACGGTTCTGTCAAACATGAAACTTGGAATAGTGAGTTGCTGGTTCTGAGCGAAGCAAAACGTCAGCGGTAGTTAGTTAAATGATGGCTGCTAGTTCTCTGATGCTTTGTTGATACCATCTCAGATATTCATCAATTGCCAGAGATTTTTTAATACGCATTGGTCGTCGCTCTAGGGTTTTGGACTTATCTTCTAACGGAGACGTAATGCCGTCAACCATACCGGCAATGCAATACAAATAGTCGGGATCATCGGTAGTCACATACTTGTACAAAAAATAATTAAAGTGCACCTTTGACTTTTCGTAGATATTTTCGCCCCCCATGAACACACCCTGATCCCACTCCGACCCATATTTCCGCAAAGTCATATACACATCACGGTACTTGTGATAACAAAAAAACTTTCCCTTTACCACATGTTTCCCAATAGGCGATCTGGCTAAGTAGTTCTGAATGCAGGTGTAACCAGCTGCCGTCAACCTTTGAAAATGCTCCACATCCGGCGTCGGGCTGTCTACAAACGGATAAGCACGCATAATATCCGTTCGCAACACCTTCAGGGCAAGAATACGTTGTTCAGTAAGTGTGTCCCACAAAGGGAAAAGGATCGAGTGCCAATTCGGATCGTGAGAATATTTATCAATCGCCCGCTCGATTCGTTCGAAGGCATCCGTGTCTAATATCATATCGGCATCGAGCGGAACAAGGTAAGGGGTATTGGCAGACTGGAGCATCAAATTCAAAGCTTTGACTTGTGGCGTGACGTTCCGTACCTCTCGAAACTCAATCTTGTCCCGAAAATGGGATATGGCGGCAAGACAGTCTTTCTCAGTTTCTTCACCACATGTCATTAAACAAAACGTTATTCGTTTCATGAAAACGCCTCATCAAGCATCTTGGTAATCTTTAATTTTCTAGTGGGTAATGCGATAATCTACGAATTCAATTTCCATATCCTTAATAAAACCCTCCTGGCGATCCGGCGGAATCTGCTGCTGGTCCCACACCAATTTTTTGAATTCTGGAACGAGGAAGAAATCACTCAAAGGCGTCCGTTGAAACGTCTCTTTAACGATATTAAACTGGTGAAACCAGTAGTGGTAAGCTCGGATAGGGTCGGTCTCCTGCCTCGTGAACATCTGCTCGTAACCCTTCTCGGCCAACTCTTCCCAAGAGAGGAACAGGTGAATGAAGGCCCTGTTTAAGCCAATTTTGAACAAATGACTGGCATGCTTAGAACACCACGGGTGACAACGGACATAAACAACGCCTTTTGGTTTGAGCAAGCTCTTGACGTGATTCATCACGTCAACCGGGTCATAGACGTGATCAATTACGTCATACAAGAAGATGCAATCGTAGCTACCCTTCGTCAAAGCCTTCCTGTCTGTAGTGAAGATGACGTTGCTCGGATGCTTATTCCAAACCGGAGACTCTGCAATATCGTAACCAGTTGTAGATACGACACCTCGCTTCAGTACCCCCGCTGTAATCCAGCCATCACCACACCCGTAGTCTAGAAAATTTAAACCCTCCAGAGAGCCAGATAAAGTCATATCAAGCACCGCCGTTGCCCGGTTAATCTGATCCTGATCGTTTGGAACACGCATCAAATGGTTCGGCACGGCAAGCGGCCAACAGTCTATGCCAAATAACTCGTCAGCGTGTTTCCGCCGAGCCTCCTTGTGTAGACGCTGTTCCTCAGCCAACCGCTTGTTGTGTTCTTCAGATTCATCTTCAGGTTTTAACGTCTTAGTTGGTTTTACGGACTGTGTTGCCACTACAGGCTTCGTCGTTGTCGGCTTGCCAAGTTGTTCTTCAATCTTATCGCACGCCCGGCGAATGACTTCGAGATATTTTCTTACTGCCTGTTCGTCCATTTAAACTCCTAAGTTTTTAGCCACCAACTGTTGATAGAGTCCCCAAGCCCGGTGATTGGGCAAACGGTTGGACTGAGTAAAGTGAATGCCACCCTCTTTCCCAGTCGGTTTCTGCTGGAAGTCACGAGCCAATATTTCTACGATTAAATTTTTATCGATCCGCACACTCGGACTTTGACTCAAGGCATACATCAACAAGCCTTGCTCATCGGCCTGAGAAATGTTCGTAAACCTGCCGTTATGTTCCCAGGCATTGCGGATCGCCCGTCCGAAGTCGTAACCAGGGTAGAAACCCATCAGACCACTGTTTAGGTACGGCTCACTTTTTGGGAACAGGTGGTCGTACCGACCGTAAAATCGAATCGGTTCTTCGAGAATTAACACCTTATCTTTCGACGCCAGGAAGTCTTGAATCGGCTTAAGTTTCTGCAGTAAAACGATGTCATTGTCCATGACGATCTCGTGTGTATCCATACGCATCCGAGCCGGGCACGCTTTCCACAGTGTTCCGCCGCAACGGTTGCCGTTCCACTCGAATGAACCGTCATCACGCTGAGGGCTACGACACTCCTCTTCAATAGGACAGGTTTGCCAGTCCTGTTTAAAGAAGTGAATGGGCTTATCTTTTACTCCTTGTTTAAGGAGTTCCAAATTTTCCGTGGGGATATTATTATAACAAATCATCCAGTCGAATGTGTCCACGCCGAACGCCTTCAGTGTCATTCGGACGGACTCGATCAGAATGTGGACCCCTTGAGGCAAGGTCGGTCCGATTGTCCAGCGGAACAGCGGTTTTGCGATCATATTATAATAGAGAGAGAGAATGCACCAAAATCAATGGGACGAGTTGGTAAAATACGGACAACAGCTTGAATTTAACCTGAATCGGCTCAATGAAACCAAAGACGAGATTGTCAAAGTACAAGCGATCCTCCAGTTCATTATACAGACCAGAAATGATGACCTACGGGTAGCCGTTAGCCGACTGGCAGACAGGTTTACCCTTCTGGAACAACAACTCATCAAACACGGGCTGCCGAAAATCGACTATTACGACCATGAATTCACCAGTATCAGAAAACTCGTCGAGAGTACAGACTGGCCACTTGCCGTCGAGAAAATAGTCCGAGACGAGAACTATGAGAAGGCAAAAGCGGCGAGCATTCTTGACATGATTGTGATCGAAAGTGTGGCCGGAAAGCGTGTTCTGGACTTTGGGTGTGGCGAAGGTTATCTCACATCGGCTATTGCCGCTAGGGGGGCAACATTGGCCGTTGGGTACGACCCGGCTGGCAAGAACGAGCGATTTCAAAACAAACTTTTAACTAAAGACAAGATCATCGTCGCCAACAACGTCCCGTATGATTTCATCATCGTGTACGACGTATTGGATCATTGCGAAGACCCGATTGGCGAACTGAAATTCATTGAAGAAGTAGCATCCATACAGACGAAGGTGATCGTTCGTAACCACCCATTCTGTGCTCGTCACGGCAAGCACCTGTTCACAACGCTCAACAAGGCGTTCTTACATATGATCTTCGACGAGATGGAGTTGGTACGGCTGTGTGGCACCGCCGGGCTGCCGACGAAATTGATTCTGCGTCCCGTGTCCGAGTACCGGGCGTGGCTCGCTAACACCAAGTTTAGCGTCGAGATGGAGACGCCGGTCACGACGCCCGTCGAGCCATTCTTTCTGAACCCAGAAAACTACATGGTCCGAGACAAGTTAATCGGGAAGTATATGGGCGAAGACCCTACACGCCACATGCAGATCGACTTCATGGACTACATATTGAAGAAAAATAATCAATTTGTCATATGATAACTTTTCGCCCCCTCATACCCTCTATGATATCTCGCAGTTTGGGAATGTTGGGCAAAAATTTGTCCCGAGAGGGCATATCGAAAAACTTCTTAAAATCTGCGGTAACGTATTTGTGAACCTTGTACTCGGCTGACAAATTGTATTTGGCACAAACTTTATTGGCCTCTTTAATTGAAAACTCGTAAGTCAGGTTGTTTCGATAATAGTTGTCGCCGTGGAAGCATGCCCTGGTGTGAACGGCAGGCGTTTCGTCAATAATACCGATCTTATCCGTCGGGTTTCCTAAAATCATGTTCCATATGAACTCGATACCCCAATGTGACTCATTCTCGGTAAAGGTGTGTTTAACCGCCTGGAGACACACCCGTGAAAAAATCGGACACATGATCTCCACCCAATTCGTAAAACGCACCCTGGAGAACGGGACGGCCGCACTGATGGGAATAGAGATAAAGCCAATGATGCCGGGCTGACCCAACATCAGGTCAAACTCCTTGAACGAATTGAACATCTTGCTGACGCCATCAGCGTCAAGATAAATGTCATCGTCCGGCACCCAAATGTTCTGATAATTATTGAACAAATCAGGGTTTGCTTCAAGAGCTTGTAACAAAATCTTATATTTAGTACCCTTAAAAGTGGAATAGAACTGTCCGTCCTTCTCGTACCGTCCGGTCACGTCGCCGTAGTAGTTAATGTACACATCAAAGTCTGAACAGTACAGCCAGTGTTGATGCAAGGAGGTATCGCCCGCCGCTACGAAAACGAGGTTTTTCATAATTTATATCCTAATTCCTTTGCGTAAACTTCAAGCTCGGACCGCACATGTCGTGAGGACAGGTCGTCCGGCGAAAACTGCGGGCAGTTCTTCTTATAAAAAGTATTCTCATCTTTGGGTATTTCGGGAGCAGGACAGCCAATGAACTCACCAAGCTTTTCCGCTGCGTCCTCGATCTTCAAAAAAAAGTGATTGCGATTCTTAAGCTTGTCTTGAATCATCCTATTCCATAGGATGTAATACATCGCACCCCGTTCGACCTGAAGAAGGGCAGGGTTCATTAGCTCGGGAAAAATGACATAAATGAAGTTCTCGTACCGGCGTGTGATCTTGTTCCAGGGACATGGCATATGATAACTAAAGTAATTCAGGTAGTAACAAAAAGATTGAATTACTGCTATTGGGTGGCGAACCACGTGAACTATCTGCGTGTTTTTCAAGCAGTCATGTTGCAAGTAGGGGGCTGCAAGATAACTCGATTCGGCCCGCAACTGACTAGCGTCAACGTAAGCCTTTAACCTAGTAATGGTTCCGTCAGGGTATACCCTCATCTGGGAGGCATCACTCAGGGTCACTGGCTCGGTGCCGTTAAGTCTACTCAGAGCGGCTGTCAGTCCCTTATAATCAAAAATCGCTTCATGTCCACAGGGAATTCCGGCTGCCGAAAGATATTTTGCACAGTAAACTGTTCCGCACCGACCTGTGCCTGTGATAAGATAATCTAACTTCATGAACTAAAATAATGACACTGACGTGATTATTGATGACCCACACAAAAATAAGTTAACTAACCGTCATTGTTAAATCTAGTCAGACGTATACAGCCTATTTATCTTAGGGTGATAATGAATATAAAAATATATGTATTACAGGGCGAAAATTATCGCAATAATCACCAGTGAGTCATGATAGCAACATTCATCATCCCATTCCCGTCGGCCAGAATTGACAACGTACTCCAAACGGTTAGATTTTTGAGCCGCAACCACCCAGAAGTGTGCCGGGAATCAGAAATCATCTTCTCCTGTCAGGACCGTTGTGGGAACATCCCGAATACGTTCAAAAAGGATCGCCTCATTAACTTAGAAACGGATTGTATGAGGAAATCTAAGATGATGAACGAGGCTGCAAAGGTGTCCACATCCGAATTGCTCATTTTTCTCGACAGTGACCGAGTATTACCAGTCGGATACTTCGATAAAGTAATACGGAACTACCAGCCAGGTACAGCCGTTTCAACCAAAAACATGTGGCGGCTAACCGAGCCAGTGTCAGACGAACAGATTGCAGCCGGTACATTCACCTACGAAATTGATAACAAAGATACGACCAACAAGACGTGGACTCGCACTATGTTCGCCGGGAACTGTGCCGTAAGTAAAGCCGATTTTTGGCGGGTTGGCGGGTGTGACGAATCATACCACGGATATGGGTTTGAGGATCACGACATGACTCGCACCCTGGAAACTGGCGGGGTGCGGTTCGTTTGGTACGAGGACATCGAGCTTCACCTGTGGCACCCGCGTTTAACTTACGGTAAAGGCGATCAAAAAAGGATGTTCATAATGAATGGAATTCGCTACTGTCAGAAATGGAACTTGCCGGTACCGCCGGAGCTTCAGGCGGAAATTGGAAATTATACAAAGAGGATGATCTAATGGAATGCGTCGTTTATCATTGGTGGGAAGAAGAGTACGACGCCAAACTAGCAGATAATTTGCGAACGCCGTTAATCCACTCGATTGCCAGCCTCCGGGCCGTTGATAAAACGATCCCCATTTACGTCCTCGATGGCAGTAAGAGTCCACTAAACTGGCATTATTGGTCGAGCAGCCTCCGCTTCAAAACGATTACGATCAGTTTTACTTATGAAGAAAAGTACGCAGACAAGGCGGGGTACAAGAACCTATCACGGATCGAGGACATATGGAGGTGTGAGTTTCTTGAGCAAAAAATAATTTATTGTGACGCTGACGTGTTTTGGATCAGGAGTCCCCGCCCGACGGCTTTCGACGGTCAGAAGTTCGCTTTCAACAAGTACAACAGCGGATTCTTTTATTATGACAAAACATCCCCGTTAGTTAAAGACTTCCATGACATTTGGCACGCTTATATCATCACGGCGTTAAACGATGAGAACTTTCGCATATTAAGTCGCCAATACACAGACTATCGTGAGTGGTACTTTGTGTTAGACGAGACGGTGTTAACATACATGGCGTTCAAGCTGCCGCAGTTCTTTGACATCATTGACACTAATGAACATTGCACACTAAGCATGGCGGCACAGCGGATGCCGTCCTCTGACAAGATCAAAATGTTTCACACGCATGGTATACTGGTTAAAGATGTGTTCACGCATAACGAACACGCTCGTGGGCTGACTCCTCTGTTGATTAAAGAATGTTGGGACTCGCTACAGGGCATCGGGGAGGAAAAAATGAAATTGTTGTATAGGCAGCAATACCTGGACAAGTACCTGCCACACCAACGATCTCTGTTCGACCCGGAATTCGCTAAAGCTCTACGGGAAAGTCAAAATGAAAAGGGCTTGTGCCGGTTGACACAAGCCCTAAATATTACTTAAGAAGGTCTAACTCGCCCTTCATGATTGCCTTAATGTTAGTCACTTTCTTGTTAGTCCTGTGATCCGTTACTCGGCTTTCCATGAAATTGTAAGTTCTAACTTTCTGTCCACGGCTGCCATCACCGAGAATTTTGCGTCGGAACTCGGAGTATTCCTTATCGGCGGCAGCCTTTCGTTTATCCTGCACACGGGCTGTCATAATTCTTATGGCATCCCTCTTGTTTGAGTGTTGGATGAACTCAGCACAGGTGTCGCCACCTGTACTGGTCTTCAAAACCGTACTTGAGAGTTTGCCCCTCATACGGCTCCTCGAATAGTTAGTCGTTTTCATCGACACTCCCCTCTGAGTTCGCAGCCGGTCCATGCTCGCTGTCGTGACAGTGACCATGTAGAGCCACCCGGTTCGACTTCTTGTTGTTACCGTGGTCGCCATCCTTGTGATGTACCTCGATAACGTCGTCCGGCAAAAAACTTAGCCCACAGTTCGGACACCTACCACCCTGCCCCTTGATTAGCTTCGCCAACCAGAGGGTGATGCCGGGATAGTATCCTGTCCTCGCCGCCCAATAAGTCCAGTCACCGTCGAAGGGGCTTTTGTCGCCCTGAACCTTCACATGACGCTGAATATGCACCATGCTGTGTTTCAGGAGCGTCTTGACGCCCTCCTTTGGTCCGAACATCCAGAGTGGCATACGCCAGTACCTTCTGACGATCCATTTCATCGGTTTGTTCGGGTGTCTCCATCTCGCCCAAGTTCGGAGGTTGTGGTACATCACATCGTCAGCCTTTTGGAACGACTTCGTGCTGACCACAGTACGGTAGTAGTTGCTCCAGCCACGGATGATCGGGTTCAACCGTGCGATCAGAGCCTCCTGTGCGGCTCCCCGGTGCTGTCGAATGACTTCTGCAATCTCCCGACAGTGCAACTTTACCTTCTCCTTGCTCGGTCTGATGATAGTCTTGAAGCCCAGCAACTTCCCCTTTGTCGTCTTGCCACTGTGCGTCTTCCCCACCGGGAACTGTCGCACATAGAAGCCGAGAAAGTGGAACCCGATCTCACCATCCACTTCATTCATGGTATGAGAGATGCGGGTCTTGCTTGGTTTCAATTCCAAACCCATGCCCTTGAGCCATTCCGAAGCGACTTCCTTACACTTCTCGATTACGTCCCGATCCCGGTGCATAACAACAAAGTCGTCTGCGTACCGTACCACGGTCGGTGTCCAACAGATGTTTCTATCCCCCGGCATGGTCTTCGGGATGGCGGCTTGCACCGCTACCTCCAGACCATGCAGAGCGATGTTAGCCAGCAGGGGCGAGATGACCCCTCCTTGCGGCGTACCATCGTCTGTTGGGAAAAGTGTACCGCCATCGAGGACACCAGCCTTTAGCCACGCACGGACGAGCCGTTCGATCTGCGGAATGGTGTCCAATTTCTTCAACAATGCCTCATGGTTGATGCGGTCGAAGCACTTGGCTATTTCGGCGTCTAGTACGAACTTCGGCATGTGCCTCACGCTCGTAAAGATCGCCGCAACCGCATCATGTACAGAGCGTCCCGGTCGGAATCCGTAGCTGTTTGGCTCAAAAAGAGCCTCCCACTCCGGTTCAAGTGCCAGCTTGACCAGTGCTTGTAAGGCACGGTCTGCCATCACAGGTATGCCCAACGGTCGTTTCTCGTCCGTGCCGGGTTTGGGTATCCAGACACGACGCACAGGAAACGGCTGTTGGTCGAGGCTCAGGCGTTCTAACAGTTCCAGACGTTCATGTGGTTCTAGGGCTGCAACGCCGTCGATACCAGCAGTACGCTTTCCCCGGTTGTCCTGAGTCACCTTGCGAACGGCAAGGCACTTAGCCGACCAAGAACTCATCAAGAGACGCTGCAACCTATGGACTAGGTTCCTGTCTCCCTTTTGGGATGCTCGGTAGATTCTCTGTTGAAGTGCGTGGACTTCCCGTTGGACTTTCGCCCACGGTATGTCACGCCACTCCTGTACTCCAGTTTCCTGTGTACTCATGGTATCCTTCAACTTCAACTCTACCTTCTAACTAATCGTGATCTCGTCAGCGTATCCACCGGCTTTCCCGGTGGCGTTTGCTTCTAGATCAATCCTGCCTCTGAGTACCATACGCTTGACTGCTACTCCCGAAGGAGAGGTATTTCAGAGGTTTCCTGCTTTCTGAAATCCACCAAAATCGGTGGACTCTAAAATCGCCCTCTTTCAAGGGCTAAACCTTGCTCCCTGCGAGCAGTTCTTGCAGGAAGACTTCGCCTCGGAGAGTTTCACTCCGACACCAACTATTGCCAACGAACTCTTTTAGGTCCGTCAGTCGAACTGGCAACGCTGTGAGCGTGGCTTCAATGTTGTCGTTCAGATGCTTCCACAAAGACCATGAATGTACTTTTCGGTTTCTGTACTTTGCTGCAAGCGTTCCAAAAACCAGTTCTTTCAATCACTTTGAGCAAGCCTTATAGAACGACAATTTTTTGTTATATCCCATGCCCCTTCTGTCAATCACGTAGGCAGCAGACTCATGGATCGTTACCTTGTACATCCACCTGTACTTGTACTTGCCAATGATGCTGGTGAACGCCGGATTTACTTTGCGATACGCAACTCCATGTTCTACGCACTTGCGTTCCAGCAAGGTCAGGAACTTCCTCCAGACGAAATTACTTTGCTTTCTCTTCCACTGGCGGCTACCAGTTTTGTCCTTGAGTTCGCCGTTCACGACGACATATTCCTTGGTCAGTTAACTCATTTCTACATCCGCCATAGTCTTCATCGTCATTTTTCTCCAAAAAGTTTACTGTATTTTGGTGGATTTTATCCGATTTCGGCAAGTTTTCAGGAAACTGCTAATCCTCGATTACTTGTCTACGATCAGGTCTTTTTCCTTCATCTTGTAAGACTTCGGAGTTTCACCCTTCGGGACATGCGGGTTATGAAGGTTTGGCCAAGTGTCCTTAGACTGCCACGTCGAGTGGTGTTGGCCGGTAGCTTCCTTGTCAACGCCCTTCTCGCCCTTCATCGTGTAATCACCAAAAGGCTTCGGAATGTATGGGTTTTTCAAGTTCGGGAAGGTGTCACTACCACCCTCGTTACCCCAAGAATTGTTGCGAGCCATCTTGGAATACTTACCCTTGTAATTGTTATCATCCTGTCCGATCATCGGAACTTCGTCACCATAATCGCCCTTGTACCTACCAGGCACGCCATCAACATAAGCCTTTTTCGCCATGTCCGGGTGATCGCCCGAAACCGTAACGTGTGGCTTGTTGCTTACGTTCCAACTACCAGCGCCAGGCAGGTTGGCTTCAACGAAGTCAACGAGGAAGGTGGCGGCTTCTTCGGCCAGCGAGATATCTGCCTTGGCATCGCCGTTAAGTACATCGGCCAAATCGTTCAGGTAACTGGCGGAAACCTTCATGGTTTCACGATCACCACGACGGTCTGCGGTCTTGTAAATGTTCTCGAACGACTCATACAAGTCACTAAACACCCGCCGTTCCAAATCGAACTTCTCATCCACAGCCGGGAAGAATTGTTCTACGACACTCTGGAAGAACTCGTAGGGATCAGCACCTTCTTCGACCTTCGGCGCAGAAGCGAGATGTAAGATTTGGTTAACACGTTCGGAGTACGAGGAGTGTGCGTGACGCAGAATGCCCTCGGCCAAAAACTCACAATCCTGATCGCCGTAGTTGGTAACGCCAACAATACGCAGCGACTCGCCGATCACCCGGGCCAGTTCAGCCTGAGTGGCATAGAGGACTTGCGGGAATTCTTTAACAATCTCTTCCAGCGACTCTTCAAGAGACTGCGGGTTGGAGATGTTATTTTGCTTCTTCAGTTCCGCAACCAACTTGCAGAACTTCTGGTTTTCCCACAGGGCAAGAGCGGAATCACGAAGGCTCTTACACTTCTCGTTAAGAGTACGCCAGTTGGACTTGAGAACCTTGCCCTCGTTACGAACTTTAACGGTCGGAATCTGAACGCCGACAACGTTGCCACTCTCGTCGGTAGCAACTACGGACTCAGAAAGAACCGGGCCGAGGTTAACGAACTCGACGTAGCTTAAGACGTTGTTGCCAACAGTCCAGGCTTCTTCCATCTTCTTACCCGCACTCTTTAGGTTCTTCAGAAACTCAGGGGACTTTTTGTCACCCTTCTTATGCTTCTTGTCACCATTCTTCTTCATGAAAGCCGGAACCTTTTTGCCGTCCTTCTCGTCGTCACAGTCCTTATCCTTCTTACCCTTGATCCACGGCAACATCTTTTTGCCGTCCTTCTTTTCGTCCTTACCAAACAACATCTTCTTCGACTCGTTCCATGGGTGAAGAGCTAAGTATTTCTTATATATTTCAGATGCTTTCTCGTTGTTATCCGTCAAAACGGCGTCTAGAACTTCCGACAAAATAGCCTTCTGCTTTTCCTTCTTCGAGTCATGGTCTATTACCAATTCCTCGATGTTTTGAAAGGTGATCTTACCATTTCCAATCTCGTAACCGGCGTGGACATAGGTTTCGTCATCCGATTCGTAAACAGCAGTGGATTCATTGAAGCAGTGAAGCGAGAGACTGCCCTTACCAAGCTTCTTGGCTAGGAAATCACCGGCTTCGACTAATTCGGTAGCTGCTGCATTAATTGAGGTATTAGCGATCTGCTCGAAGGCATCTTGCTTGATGAGTTTACGTCGCATATCTCTTAACTCCTCGATAATGTTTGCCACTCTCGCTATTATCTATGGTCCGTGCAGCCGATTTGACGGTACGTTCGCTTATATACGGTGGCGGCAAATAATGCCTACTAATCTGTAGATATGCTGCACGAATGTTTTTTTTAGAGGTAATATGGGTAAATTTAAAGATTGGGTCAGGCAACACCGCGAGTCATTTGGAGCGAAGTACGGATTCGACCAAGACAAAGCTGGAGACTACGAAAACGATCTGAAGAATCTCGCTAAGTTATTAGCGAGTACCTACCACACCGAATTCTTTACGTTTCTTCAGCAATTAGCAGAAGACGAGAAAAACTCAGAACTCAAAGAATTGATTGACAAAGTGGCACATTATCGCAAGAGTGCGTTCCGAGACGGCGACCTGCGTAACAAAGAACCCGAGGAAGTTGTAGCCCCGATGGCCGACCGGTGGTCCAACAATGGTGAGGGATAAAAATAACCCGGCAAAAGCCGGGTTATTTCGTTCACAACTCTGACATGTCGATTTCTTCCTCATCCTGCTCCGACCCGTAATCCTTGATTTCCAAATCGTACTTGGCAATATCGTCCAACGCCGGTTGCGGGAGCGGCTGACTACCGCCTATAGGTGGAGTTTCTGCTGTCATGCCCCCGCCCGGCATTACCCCAGGACCACCCGGAGGCGGCGGGGCTGCGCCAGGAACACCACCCAAAGGATCGCCCCCGCCAGCCATCGGGTCGCCACCCAACATCGGTTGGACTTGACCGGACTCCGCACCGACCTGCTGCTCGTCGTCCGATGGCAAACCAACACCCAAGAGTTGCGGGTTCTGAGCAATAATCTGCAACTTAAGGTCTTCGATCTTCTGAATTTTCATACGGGCCAACATGATTTTGGCTTCGTCTTCCGAGTATTTCATCCACTTTGTTAAGATGTCGAAGTCGCTCATCAACTGTGACCCCTTCAAAGACCCGGCATTACCGATGCGTGCCGTAACGACCTCAGACCGGGTAAGTTCACGCCAGTCCGAAGGCGGCGTCATCTTAATCACCAAGTCCTCGTACATATCCTCCGGGAACCCACGAAGTTTCAGGTGGCGGTCGCACAGTTCCCATAACCCGTCTTCTATGTGGCTCTGAAGCCGCTCGATCATCCGGGCGAACTTCACATCCTGGGCTGACAACGAAATTCGATTCGCCTGAAAGTCCTCGTTGTTGAAATAATTCTTCGGGAAATTCATCGACACGAATAACTTGTTGCGGAAGTAAACCGTATCGTCAATTTCACCCAGGTTTTGTGCCCCCGGAAGAGTCTCTATACGGGTGTTCGAGTTCGGCCGGATCGGAATCCAGTAGTCCTCGTCCGCAGCCGGTGCGTGCCACCGTTCTTCTACGGCGGACGCGCCATCAGCGTTAAACTGTTTCGGCACCTTTTTCTTCTTAAACTGATCCTTCATTCGCTCAATGAAGGCTTCGGCACGGGCACCACTATACTGTTGTGTATCAATATAAAACACACGCCGTTCGGGGGCACGAGTCAGTCGGTACACCAACATGGCATCTTCCATAAGACGCAACTGGTGGGCCGGACCACGGGCAGCTTCTATTAGTGAAACGCCATACGGGTAGAACGTCTTCCGGTCATCCCCAATTCTGATATGCACAATTTGCTGCGGGGCAAATCGAATCGCCTTCGCCTGCATCAAATCCAAGTCGGTCGCCTTCGTAACCTCGACACGAGCCAAAGAGTCGTAGTCCGGGCCTTCCTTTGATTGCTGGAACTCTACGAGTCGTCCTTTCGTGGTCTCAATACGGTACATCGTATCCGGCGGAAGCGGGACAATGTTAACGATACCACGAGACGGTTTCTCAGGGTCGATTACGATTTCCCAGAAATCGTCGCCGTTAATAAATAACTGCTTTGCTCGGTTCCAGCACTTCTTTTGATCGAGATTTAACATCTTTCGGTGGAAGCACAGGAACTCAAGTTCTTCTTGAACCTCCCGGTTCTTGCACACTATCTGGAAAGCCCGCCCTTTATCATCTTTCTGACAGTTGTGGGCCACACCCCAGTCCGTACAAAAATTCTCGTATTTCTCTACCGACAGGTCGTACACCTTTCGAACGCCGCCCGGGGCAATACCGATCACCCTCCGAGCCGGCTCCTTCTTCGCAAGTTGTTTGAGTTCAGCATTACTAAACCCGCACCTTTCCATGTGCCGCTTGATCGTCTCGTAGTCGCCGTGTCCCGCCTTGTAAATCTGGCGGACGTTTAACCCTTCAGACAACATGCGACAAAACTTGTTGCCCTTCTCGTAAAACGGGTCGCTGTGTCCGGTCTTCCACTCGTCCACGAACTGCCGCTCATTGACCCAACCTTTGCTGTTAGTAAAGATGCGAGGGAACTGACGCACCTTCGGCTGGTCTTTACCGACCCGAGGGTTTACTCGGTAAAACGGCATCAACAAATCACCTTCCTTCAGCTCACCTGCTGTCAGCCACTTTTGGTTTTTGGCAAGGATGCGATGATCTTTGGTGGCGACGAAGGATGACCCGTCGTCGAGCATGACCCGAACGGTTTCTTCTTCCTTAACAAACCGAGGGTCATAGGCCCAACCCAATGTGTAATCTTCTTTTGCAAAGTCCCAGCAATATACCAGAAAGCGTTCATCCTTCTTATTTTCCGCAAGCCATTTGAGGGTACGAAACCCCCCGTCGTATGCCGGGGTTGCGACCTTAGTATCACCCGCCAGACATGCCTCGTCGGCAAAGACAGTCATCGCCATCTCGATCTCGGGTATATTTCGTAACCGCTCGTACTCTTTATAACGGTGGAGGCGGTTAGTGACCGTTGACAGGTCAACCATCTCATTCGTGTCACGAAGACGAACAGACCCACGGCCGCCCAAAGTGCCGTCGGCCATAGCCCGCACGTCGGGCATGGCATCCGGTTGTGATACACCGGCGTTTGGAAAGTCACGCCCGTCTCGCCGAGCGAGTGGGTCGTTCTGAAACGCTCGTGTGAAAAGCTTGAAAAAATCGTACCAAGCCATAAATTAAATTCCTATAGACTGTTACCTGGAGTTAGGTATTAATAAAAGTCTTATTTATCTGTATGACACACAACGTTTTATTCGTCCTAACACACACCGGGGCCGAGATCGCTCCCCTCAAAGAAGCCATCTACGCCGTCAAGCCTAACATCCACCTGTTCTGCACCGGCACACAGTATCAGAGTTATGACGACTTGCAATATCTCCGCTCTTTACCACACCACATCAGGAATGCCGCCTCGGTCTGGGGGGATGTGATTTATGACAACGCCGGATTGAGCCGCTTCCTGTTGCCATACGTGGACATAATCGCTTATTTCAGCACCACCAAGGCGTGCGAGACTGTACTGAATCATTCGTTCGGTAAGAGGGCTGAAGACTACTACATTAACCGACTGGTGGGTATTCGGCAGTTCGTCGAACGCAAAAAGGGAATTGTCATTAGTGAACCTGGTGAGCAGTCCGCCCGATTGGTTAAGATTGCGACTGCCTTTTTCCCAACAGCAGTGTCGTCTTGACCGTCTTTTGGGAACTGAGTTTCCGCACTTCCTACGGTACATAATTACTATGGTGTGGTTGTGACTGTTTTTTAATCGCTATTCTAAAGAGGCTATTGCCTGTTTGTCTGCCCCTGCGGCGTTAGCCCGCACAGGCGGTCACGCCTTGGGCATAACTGCTTCCGTGCCGCAAATCCGGTGAACGGATGAAAAGTCATGTCGAGCAGGCATGATTATGGTATCTAGCCGGATCATCCTAAAAACATTTGACTGTGTTGCTGTTGGGAGTCCGAACCGTCATCAGCCAGTTGTTGATCCGCCTTCGGCTGAGGTTTGACCTTCTGTTCCAACTCGTTGAGTCTCTTCTGCTCGACAGAGAGTATCTTATCCAATTCTTTTAACATCCGCATGGCAGCTTGTTCAGTAATCTTACCTGACGGGGAGTTAGCGGTTGCCGCCATATTTGTTGCCCCGGCAGACACGGTACCCCACCACTGTTGAAAGGCGGTCTGGTTGGTTTCTTGCCTCCGAGCATACTTATGAGCCTGATGCTCTATCTTCTGCACCGCCATTTTCAGGTAACCGTAAGCCTCCCGAAGTTCTTGGCTACCCTGAGCCAACTGACTCAGTACCCGAATGGCGTGCTGGCTGTGGGATAAAGCTTCTTGAATCTTCTTTTCTTTCATGATTACCTATGAATATATTTCCATAATATAACTTAACGATATTATATGCTTTGCCAATATTGATGTTTTTCTTGACAGCAACCCCCAACAATGTCAGCTACCGCTAACCTAAAGTGGTTTCAACCTGTTATTATACAAAATTCACAAGTTTTATTACCACTCGCTCATTTCCTACACAGAAGGTTAACCATGCCGGGGCGGGGCTTTACGCCGTCTCTTGTAATTATTGATTTTATACCATAATATAGTTACTTACCAACCAAATTGGACAGAGAATTGACCACCCGAATTCCTTGAACAACGTGTCGAAAGGTCTTTTGTATTCTTTCTTTACGGTTTCGTCCACTTCGACATCGAACTCATCCTTGTACAAGTCCTGTGGGCTTAACCAAGTTTCCGGTGCCCCCTTTTCGAGTTCCTTTTTGATTTCCTCATACACCTTCGCCTTGAAAGTCTCAGTTAATTCCTCCGGCATGCCGTCGCCGACAATCGGAGCAGACCGGCCAGAAATCTCCCGGATGTATAGGGCGAAACACAGGCTCATGATCGAGTCGTCATGGTAGCCCTTCGGTGCCTCGGCCTTCTTTGTTACTTTGTTAAATATAAAGTGCTTCAACTCGTATACCGTGCGACGGCTGCGGAGGATTAAACTCTTCATCAACAAACGGGTCTGGAGGGTTTCTAACAACATCGGACGACTGTTCTTTGTCGTCTTTAAACCGGCTTGGTGGTTTTCGTCATAGTACAGATTCTCGTAGTCAAGGTCGTGTTCAAGCTTGCTCAAAATCGTCAGCCCACACTTCTCCCTTTCAACCACGCACAAGGCATTATTATACATAATCCCGACCTGTGCGACGATCTGGGCGAATATGTGCATCGGACAGTTGTTACTGTAAAACTGAGCGCACTGTTCACCCGTGTTGGCGTCGATAATCTCAATTGTTGAGTTGTCGCCGTCTTCACCAATGCCTTCAGCGGCGTCCACGCCCATGATATACTCACGTCCCTCAATCGGTTCACGCCACACGAGCATGGCGGCTTGATCGGCACGGGCCTGAAACTTCGTCGCCTTGTTCGCCCAATCCTCGAACAGATAGCGAACGGGTTCGATTTCCCGGACCGCCAAATCCAGATCGTTCAGAATGTTGGACGGGATAAACGTGTCCCCGCCACCGAGGAAGTCACCCAACACTTCCTGGGCAAAGCCCTTTTCCCCAAGCTGTGAGCGGATGATCCGTACCCACTCGTCGTCGTTGTACTCCGGGTGTTGGGTGTAATCCAACTGGATGATGTTAAAGTCGTTTTCTTTCCTTTCGGCCTGATGGTACATTTCTTCATACCAGTTACCGATGCCGTTCACAGTGGAAATGACGATCACGCTACCACCAGTCGAAATCGTCGGGAACACGTCATTCCAGAACTTGTGCATGTTCGGAATGAACGCCGCTTCGTCGATGATGAGATAAGAGATAGCACGACCACGGGCCGCTTCCGGGGTGTAAAAGAACAACTTGCAACCAGTATCATTGAAAATCTTCTGGTGGTCGTTATTCTTCTCCATCACCGGAGCCATCCAACTAGGTAATTCCTCGATAGCCCGCTTCACGATTTCACCGGCGGCGATAGCTTCACGGTCGGTCTTCGACACGACCATGATCGTTTCGTCCATCTTAAACAAACACCGCCAGAGTGCCCAAATCGTCGTGACCGTAGTCAGCCCCCCTTGACGGAACTTACGAATGATGTTAAAACGGTGCTTTTCATACTCACTGATTGCTAAACGCTGGTAGGCGTAAGTGATAAACGGCAAAAGCCCTCGCTTCGGGTGGGCAATTTTAACATACTTGTGGCAAAAATAGTTAAAGGAGAGAGCGCATCGCTTGATCTCAAGTTGCTGTCGTTTCTCGTCATACCTCTCAATCTGCTCTTCTGTCTCCATCGGGTCGATAGTGTACTCAAATTTCTCGAACTCATAGTACGGCAAAGGATAGTTGTCTATGTAGAACTCTTCTAGCGTCTTGTATCGCCCTCTCCAGTTCGGATCGACGAAGGTTTCTTCCTTCTTCAATCTTTTCTCGTCATCACGTTTAGACATTTGACTTCACCTAAAAATCGTGAACTACCCCGCCGCTAAAGACGGCAAGGCTTCCGACACAACCAATAGCCACCTCTGATGGGTCTTATATCAGGGCAGTCGGCTACCCCTCTCGTTCCAAGAGTTCTAATCCTCAAGCATTCATTGTTTATATTGACACTGGCATTTTCATCACGATTATGTGAAGTCTAGCAATTCCGTTCTTTCTCTTCGCTTAATTCTCTGTTATGATAATTACACTCAGAACAGAGTTGTGATGACGGAAACCATCGACTTACTTTGATGATATCTCGACCATACCATTTTGTCTTATACATAAACTTATCGAAAAATTATCTGTTTTCTATCCCTTTTTCATGGGTCTTTTAATTGGGTAAGTGGAAGCCAGATTATATCAGTGTCGGAATTTAAATAATTTCTACTATGGAGGCTTTCATCCCACTACCCTAAATAGGTTAGCCCTGTTTGGTCGTTCACTTCGCTCACTTCCTGCACGAGGCTAACTTTTCTCATTCAGAGAAAAGTAAGGGGTTTCTCGCCCCTATGGATAAACTTTAATTTTTAAACTAACTTATAGAGCATTTACCGTTCTTTAGAACCGAAAGCCCCTACATCGTAGATGCTACCCACCACAAGCGAGCGACCGAAGGGAGCGAGACGTGGGAGGGGTAGCCCTTTAGGTTAGGGGATGAAGGCGATGCACTAAAGATCGTCTCAGAAATTTCTCCTTCTTAAAGCAAGATAAAACATAGTCAAACAGGATTCAGATGGGACAACAATCGCACGACTGAAAGTTACCCAAAGATTGCCTGAAGGTTTTCTCTTGTTCTCGTTGTAAAAAATACGACGACAAAATTATATAAGGTTGATGAATAAAAGTCTAGCCGAAAAGAACGAAATCAAAGAGAAAAGGAGAAGGACAAAGAGAAGAGAAGGATTGAGTACGAGAAACTGACCAACAAGCTGAAAGACATTCGGCACAAATTGGTTGGTGCTATCGTGAGCAACTAC